CGAGCGCAAGAAAGCCAAGGGCGAAGCGCTCAAGCAACAGTTTGACTGGCGCAACACAACGTACCGCAGCGGCGACGGTGACCACACCGCCCAAGTGCCCCGAGCCGGGTCGATGGATGCCTACCGCTTGCCTAGCAGGGGGAACCGGACATGAAAGAAAAAACGAAAGAACTTGCAGATTCAGTAGGTGCTGTATACCCCGTGCTCTTCATGGGGCGGCATGACGGTGTACTGTTTACAGAGACTGAATTGGAGAAATTTGCCGCCGTTGTTGCCGCTGCCGAGCGTGATGCCATTGAGGCTGAGTTGCTGAAGCCGAAGAAGGGTATCGGTGCAAGCAACGAGTACATCCAAGGCCGCTGGGACTTGATCGGCGAGTTCCACGACATTATCCAGAACAGGAGAACGGGAGGATGAGAAATGACAACACAACCAGAAGCCTTGCGGCTGGCTGATCGACTTGAATGCGGAGAAATCAGCTACAGTGGAATGTGCAAAGCCGCCGCCGAACTGCGCCGGTTGCACCTTGAAGTGCAACAGCTTAAATCTGATTTGAGAGAAGAAGTTTTGATAAGCAACGCAATGCTTGAAACAAAAGATGAACTGCTGGCGGCACTTCAGAACTTGGAAAACGACGACAGCAGCATCCCGCCTCATGCGTGGGCGATAGTGCAAGCCGCCATAGCTAAAGCAGAAGGAGAAACCAAATGAACGACGAAGACGACAAAGCTCACGGCAGTTGGACTGCCCTGTTGCATGACCTTTACCTTGCCATATGTCTTGTGGCGATCTGCATCACTGTGTCCGGCCTACTGGGTATGGCCTATTCTTACTGGGGGATGTGATGACTGACTTAAGACAAGCCGCGCAGCAGGCGCTGGAGGCGCTGGAGAGCGCAAGCGGAAACATCAACCCAGAGAGGGGTTACGTTGACGAACTGGAAAACGAGGTTACTGCGGCTACCAAAGCACTCCGCACCGCACTGGAGCAGCCAGAGCAGGAGCCGGTATCAGTTACATATAGAGAAGTTGCTGACACCATGAATATGCTGTGGGGCGGGAATCTAAAGGCGATTGCTGTGGCAATGGAGATGGAAAAAATGAAGCTTTACACTTCCCCACCCGCAGCACAGCCAGAGCAGGAGCCGGTGGAGTCTCCATACAACCCTAATCCGGTTGAGTATCAATACCATTATCCAGACGGCTCGTGGAGGTGTTCTAACGGAGATGTAATAAATGGAATGCGCCCAGATCGAGCAAGATCACTTTACGCACTAAAGGACAACACATAATGGACATTTTGAAACGCATTGCCCAAGCACAACAATTCTGCAAGTTTTACGCAGATGGCGCGTATTCGATAGAAAAAGAGAAGTGGAGCTATCACGTAAACCCAGAGTTTATTGAAGACATTCGCCAGTACATTGAATCACTGCAACTCAAGCTGATGCACCTTCAAACTCAACAAGCACACAGTGCTGATGCACAGCCAGAGCAGGAGCCGGTGACCATTCTGCCGGATGGCAGCGCTTTTGGCGTAATGTCTTTTCCGCTACCTGATGACCATTGGCTTTATGCGCCAAATGAATACAGAGATGGTGAGTACGAGCCAATTGATCTTCCAAAGCCTATCTTGACTCATGCGTTGCGTGAAGCTGTTGTTGCTTCTGTTCGCTATGCGGTGCGCGGTGCAACGCTAAGGGGTCAGGAAACAGACTTCGATCCTGACGCTCTTGTGCAGAACGCAGTCTACGCATTGTGTGGGCCTTACACCACCCCACCCGCAGCACAGCGCAAGCCGTTGACGGAGGATGTTATTTGGGAAATTTGGCACAGGATGCCCAAAGACGGTGCAATAACAGTAACAGCATTTGCCCGTGCCATTGAAGCCAAACTGAAGGAGAAGAACAATGCCTAAAGGATTGTTGGATGATATTCCAATCCACAACCAAGCTTGTGACAAGGCTTGGGGGGCTTTCATCAAACGCAAGGATGTAAAGAAGTCAGGGATGTTTAGCCAAGGCTTCCCTCTTGAGCGGGAGTATTACGAGCTCTGGTGTCAGGCTTGGGATAGAGCTTGGACTGCTGGGTTTAATGATGGCTACGATTCTGGGCGATCTGCTGGAAGACAGAAAAGCCCGTGGGCAGGGCTTCAGAATTATTGAAGCCAAACTGAAGGAGAAGAACACATGACCGTCTGGCCCTTCCCCACCGAGCTACCCAAGCCCGCGCCCAACAAGCCGGTTCCATTTAACCCCAACAACCATGAGGAGTCTCCGCTATGATTACTGAAGACGACGAATTCGAGCGCATTGAGCGGGAGCAACAGTACAAGCTCGACAGCACCCGCGCAGCGGCGGTGGCAACCGATTACTATTGGCTGCCCATTGACGAGGACACACCCACCGGGGTCAAGGTCTTGCTGCTGGGTCGCTCTGGTGTTGCTATGCTGGGGCACTATTACAGCCGCCCTGGCGAGACACAATTCTGGACGCATTGGGCACCGTTGCCAAGGAAACGGCCATGACTCCAAAGTCCAAAGTCATTCTGGAGCAGTGCATTGAAACCGGCATTGCAAGGGGCATCCGCCGGGCACATAAGCATACGGATAACCCCAGCATTGATGTGTTGACGCATGAGATTGACAATGCAATCTGGTTGGAAATTTACACTTATTTTGATTTCCCGCCATGTAATGAGACAGTCACTTAAAATGTATAGCATGGCGCAACTCTGAAAGTCAAACATGAACGCATCTTTGCTTGATTATTGCGACACAGATCGACAGCGGGAAATGCTGAACGCTTATCTTGAGCATGGCGGTCACACTCAAGCCGCTAGGGCGTTAGGCGTCAACGTGAGAACGATACAACGGGCAATCAGCAACCTTGAACTCAAAGCCGCCAGAAAAGGTTTTAGCCCAGCACACGACATGACCCGCACCGTCCCCGAAGGCTTTCAAGTCAAGGGCGTCAGCACTTATTACAACGCAGACGGTAAACCAACGGGTCAATGGGTCAAGTCCAAAATTGACGATGAACTGCAAGAAGAGTTTCGCCGTGCCGCAATGGAAGCAATGGGCGCTGAATTGCCCCGGCTGCCCAGCCTGGTGCTATCCAACTTGGCTCCGCTCAACACCGACCTGTGCAATGTTTACACCCTGACCGACAGCCATGTCGGTATGCTGGCGTGGCACAAAGAAGGTGGCGCAGATTGGGACTTGAAGATTGCCGAGAATACACTGGTGGAGTGTTTTGAGCGCCTTGTTCGGGCCAGCCCGGACGCCGCAACTTGTGTGGTCGCGCAGCTTGGCGACTTTCTACACTACGATTCGTTGAGTCCCGTTACGCCCACCAGTCATCACGTCCTAGACGCCGATGGCCGCTTCAGCAAGATGGTCAAGGTGGCAATCCTGATTTTACGTAAAGTCATTGACCAGGCGCTGCACAAGCACGAAAAAGTAATCGTTTTAATGGCCGAGGGCAATCACGACATGACCAGCAGTGTGTGGCTCCGCTATATGTTCAAAGCGCTGTACGAGAACGAGCCTCGCGTTGAGATGATTGACTCAGACCTGCCCTACTACACCTACCGACATGGTTCAACTATGCTGGCATGGCATCACGGACACCTGAAAAAGATTGACACGTTGCCGCTGCTGTTTGCTGCCCAATACCCCGAGGTATGGGGCTTGACCAAGAAGCGATATTGCCACGTTGGGCACCGGCACCACGTTGAAGAGAAAGAACACAATGGGATGACTGTTATCCAGCACCCGACTCTAGCGGCACGGGATGCTTATTCGGCTAGGCACGGCTGGCTTTCAGACCGCCAAATCACCAGCATCACCTATTCCTCGGTGCATGGGCAGATTGCCCGGAATACGGTGACGCCGGAGATGATTGCAAGTTAGACGGCGGCCTCTTCCTCTTCGCCTTCTTCCCACTCGCCTTCTTCTTCGCCTTCATCGTCAAGGACTTCTTCATAGTCAGCCATCAACGACTCCAGGAAGTCTTGCAGATGGGTCAGATTCAGTTCGTACTCGGACGAAATGGAAATGTTGACATAGCCGGTATTGAGATTGATGTTCATGTTTTCATTCCTTTAGTGAATAAACGCAGCATATGCTGCACACAAATATTAAAGCAACTTTATGACAAATACAAAAACCCCAGAGCCACTGTCGGTGGTGTATTCAATTAAACTGACGCATAGCCAACGTATCCGGCTTTTGCAAATTGGTGGGCCAAAATGGATAAGGAATCAAATTGAACAATCAACCGAACTTCCCGGCTTGGCAAAGAACAACGCTGGACAGGTTTGCCCTAGATGCCTACATCAAACTTCAGCAGCAGGACGAGGCGATTGAACAGCTACGGCAAGACCTGCGAGACGCCATGAAACTACTTCGCAGCACGACCCTGCAGCTTCTCGATGGTTCTGAGGCCACCTAAGCCGAGCATACCCATCAAAATCGGCAGCATCTCGGTTAAGTCTGCCGGTGATAGGGCTATTGGATGACCAGCAATCTCCAACGCCAGCTTGACCACTGGCAGGCCAATCCAGTTCCAGCCACAAGCAGCTACGCAGACCCAGCCCACGCCTGGACGCCATCCAGACACGAACAGGCTGGGATTCTGAGCCTCGGCAGCGTTTACCTTGATTTGCTCAATCATCAAGTTGGTGTCGGCGCTCAGTTGAGCCAACTCGCCAGACTGCTGCATCTTTAGCAGTTCCAACTTGGCGGCGTCACGTTGGGCAGGATCAGGCCAAATCTTGTCAATGACCTTGGAGCCAATGCCGAGAAGAATTGTTATGGGGTCCATATCCCTGCCCTCGTTCCGTCTTTGTCAATGGTGATAACGCGATTGATGATCTTGTCGGGTATGCGGGTGCTAACGTGAACCCAGCCACTACCATTAGGTGAGGCATATTCCAGTATCAACTGCCCGATGCCAACGATCTTAATAACGGGCGCTAGGCTTGCGGCAATCTGGAATGGCGTACCGGCCTTTGGAGCCTTGAAGTCACAAGCGAAGGCCAATGTATGGTCAGACCCAGGTTTGGAGCCTACAGCCCGATTTAGAGCCTCGCAGCGGTATCCTGATGTGATCGTGATGGGTGCGTCAATGTGGAACCGAATTTGCTCCATCATTTCAAGGGTACGTTGCGCGGCATCTCGCAATTCATCTGGCAAACGGTTGTCAATTCCCAGCCTTGCCGCCGTGTCGCTGGCGGTGAATTCTTCAAGGCTAAAGTGCGGTGTCATTTCTTCCAGAACTGGACAAGCGAAAACACAACGGCAGCCGCAGCCCAGACGCCCATACCTCTATTGACCCATTGGTCAATTTTGCGGTCAATACGCTGCAAAGAGGCATCATGGATGCCTAGCTTGATTTCGATGTTGCCAATGCGTTCGCCCTGAGTTGCTTGACGCTCCTCAAACAAGATCAGCTTGCCAACGGCGTCTGTCAGCTTGTCAACTTTGCTTTCAAGGCGTCGAAAATCGTCGTCTGTCATGGTGATTCTGCCAGTGCGTTTTGGGATTGATTGGTAACTAGATTGTTTCGATAATCTTTTGGCATAGCCCGAGAAGATTGATATGCTGGAGAAATCATTCCTTTTGCGGCTGCTCGGCTTCCAATCCAGCCAGCAGCACCGCCAAGACCAGCACCGCCAATAGCGCCTGGATAACCAGCGACGGCACCACCAGCCAAAGCACCTATTGCACTCAATGCCCCAGACCTTGTGACTTTAGGCATTACTTGTGCGGAAGGCGCTTGCGTACTCATTAAATTTGGAAATGTGGCTGCAACTTTACCAATGTCAGCACCAACACCAGTCATTTTACCTTTATGTTCGTCTAGCAATTTTGCGTAAACTTGCGGGTCAATAGATTCATTGGCAAAGTTAATGGCTCGTTCATGGTCATAAATTTGAGCCATGCGTTGCCGTGCTTGTTGAAACTCTTTTAATGTTTGCGGATTTGGCGCGTTTTCATCAATAAGTTTTTCAAGTGCATTGGCAATTCCCATACGAGCATCAGCTTGGGCTACTTCAGCAGGCGGTGGATTACTTCCGCTATCACGGGCTTTATAAACACTTTGTGCTTGTCGTCGCATTTGACGAATATCATCAAGAATTTGCGTTCCACTGCGACCGTCTTGCAATTCTTGCACAACATCATCAATCAATGTGGTAACCACTTTGGCTTGTGCTTTGCCACCTAACGTAGCTGGTTTGTCCAATGCTTTAATGGATAAAAGAACATCATCACTAGCTTGCAAAACAGGCATTTCTCGAATTGGGGCATAGGGAGCGCTTGCTTGTTTTAATGCACGATCAATTGCATTAGCATCCAATCTTTCATTGGCAGCAACACCTAAATCTTTTCTGACATTATTGGTTACTTGAGCAGCGTTGTATTTGTTTGCTGTTTCATCAAAAGCTGGGCCAACAACCATGCCTTTTGCGCGATTTGCAGCCGTAGGATTGGTAACCGCAGGATTGACAGCCAAACCTTGACGTTCAGCCGCTTTTGCGGCATCAATGATTGGTGCATTGGCATAGCTTTGAGCAACACGCCCTTCTTGGATACGGGCTGCACGGGCTTCCAATGGTGCGGCAATCGCACCGCCAATGAGGTTAGCCTCACTACGTCCAACGTCACGAATGGCACGGGCGGCAGCAGGCGCAGACTGACTAAGCGCATTTAGCGTTGGAATGGGAACGCCAATCATGGGTGCCAAAGCATTGCCAATGGCTGCCGTGTATTCTTGCCCTTTTTCAGTTCGTGGTTGATAGAACTGACTTTGTACTTTCTTACCAAACTCCGCTGCTGCTGCTTTACCTTGCGGTGTAAAGGCTTGGCCTTGCGTCAATTCATACCCAAGTTGAGCAATTGGTGCAACAACACCACCAACCATGCCGCCAGCCATTGCAGGCAACACTTCAGCCGCGCCATAAATCTTGTCAATCAACGATACAGGCGCTTGTGGTGTAGGCGCAAGATTGGCACCCGGCTCAGTTGGAATTTGAGAAGACAAAGACCTACGCGCCCCCGGTATCTCGGATGAGGTGGCGGGGGTGGCAGTTCGCATTTGACGAATAGCATCAGCCAATGCTTTTGCATCTGCTGCGTTACCGGCTGCGTCAGCCTTAACCAAGGCCGAACTAAGTTCTTCAATGGTTGCCATAATTATTTGTACTTGTTAAGAAGTGCGTCAATGTTAGGAGCTGCCGCCGCAGGTCTGCCGGGTGCTGGCGCTGATGCCCCACCACTCTTGTATGAATAGGTGGAATCATACGCTTCACGCATACGAGTCTTACTGCCTTCAATATCGGCAATCGCTTGGTCAATGGCTGCGCGGACATCCTCTGCATTTTGCCGTCGGTCAATTGCGGAAAATGAAGCAGTAAGTTGCTTGCCCTCTTGATTGGACACATTACCCAATGCGCCACCAGTTTTAGATGCGTCACGCAAGTCTTGCAATGCTTGAAAACCGCCTTTGGCAACCACCTTGTCGTACAAAGCCTGCGCTCGACTGCCTTCACGGGTGACGCTTCCAGTGCGGCCAAATATCGGGCCAGTGATATTTTCCAATCCAGGGTCATCACGCAAAGCCTTCAAATCAGCAATAAATTTGTCTGACTTGGATTCAAAGTTTTGCACAGCAGACGTTGCTTGTGGCAATGCCGCCTCGCGTTTTTGGATCTCTTTAGGTGGCAAACTTTCCATTGCCGCAGCGGGAGTCATGCGGCCACGCAAAGCTTCCTCTCGCGTAACCAAAACTTGTTTGCCGGTGGCTGGGTCAACAACTGCAACAGGTGGCTGCTCTGGTCGAGGCTGTGCAGGAGGACGACCAGCAAGCGCAATACGAACTCGCTGGGCTTCTTCTGCTGGCGAAAGCATACGCTCTTGCCTTTGAGCATCACGATATGCTTGATAACCAGCAGTTGTGAGCGGGTAACCCAGTTGGCGCATTGTTGCCACATCCGGTGTTTCAACGTGCTTGCTTGCCAAAGCAATATCAGATTCAATTGCCCGAGCAGCAGCAAGTGCTTGAGGTGTACCCATTGCAATAAACGCATTAAATTTTTGACGCAAGGCAGATATGTCTGGCGTAGCCATAGCATTCACCGGCGCAGGAGTTGCAGCCGGTGTTGATGCCAAAGCATTGGTAGGTGCTGGTGTAATGCCAAACGTACCTGAACCCAGCGCACCAGAAACAGCGGGGGCTGTTGGTGCTTGTGCGGGTTGAGTTGCAACATTGCCACCGCCCATGATTTTGGCAAATTTCTCTTCTTCAGCAAGAGATTTCATTCCTTGTAAACCAAGTTGCTCTACTTCTGGAATGCCCGATTGAATCATTTGCCCAAGGGTTTTGCGATCCAATATTTGACCGCCTTTTTGCAATTCAGCGCCTAAACCACTCAAAAATGTAGTTCGCTTTTCGCGCTCTGAAACCAGCCGCTGACGCTCCGCAGCCCTGTCTTGCATTTCTTGTTGACGGATTTGCATTTCTTGGCGACCACTCTCCAATTGCTGCATCTTGCCGTACTGGGCAAACGGGTCAGGCATTGGCTTAAATTCAACGCCTTGGGCAATGAGTGCATTCAAATCGGCCATGATTAAAGCCCTGCTCGTTGACCGCCATAAGCGGCACCTTGACCCATAAAATAGCCCCCATCTTGAACTGGAGGTATATAAGCCGACTGCCTTTGACGGCTCATCCAATCATTGAAATTGTTCTGATTTTGGTAAGAACTTGCAGCCGCATTCAATGCGTTATTGAAAGTGTTACCCGCACCCAATTGACCAGCGGCAATAGATTGCCCACCTTGCATCATCAAGTTACCAGCATTGGTGCCGTAAGCACCAGCCGCAGTAGCCTGATTGTTAACCGCCGCTTGACCGGATTGCATCAAACCGCTTAAAGGAGTCAACTGATTGGAACGGTTGATCTGATAACGATTGAAAGCGTTACCGTACTCTTGCAAACCCATATCCTGACCGTACCGAGTAGCAGCTTTCAAAGCAGCGCCACTCATCAGGCCACCTCGCGCAGCCGCTTGACGATCCAAAGCCTTCAAGCCCTCAGACAAGCGGAAAGCATAGCCTGGGTCTTGCTGGAAATCAGCCATTGAAAAGTCACGGGCATACTTCCCAAAATCAGCATCTGGAGCAGCTGCGGCTTGTGAGGCTGAATAGTTGTTCAAAGCATTCTGATCACCTTGACGCGCAGCCTCAATAGCCGCAGCAAGACCAGCCTCGTCAACAGTGCCGCCAACGGTTTGCGTTGTGTCATCACCTTCTGGGCCACCAAAGCCACTCCGAATTTGACGACTAGGGCCAGTGTATTGCCCCATCAGCGCATTGCGAAGTTGCTCAGTTGTACGTAGGGATGGCGCACCGCCAACACCGGCTTGTGCGGGTGCTTGCAAGCCCAGCAAGTTCATGTACCGTTTTTGAGCCATCAACCCAGCTTGCGAGTACGGCTGATTCCGAGCAACCTGCTCGTCGTACATTTGCTTTTGAAGCGCAGCAGCCTCCCGAGCCGATGCCGCTTGGGTATTGGCAGCACTTTGAGCGCCACTAGACGCCATTGAGCCGCCAAGAAGTGAGGCAGCAGCGGGAATCAAAAATTCAAACATTTAAGTCACCTCACGTCCACTTGCCCGAATGTTGATGGCCGTTGCAGTCCCTGCAATGGTTGAAATAAACGCACTTGGCGACAACACCTGGCCCACCAGTTCGGGGAAAGTGTAGGTTTCCGATGCTTGCAGCGTTTTGGTTTTAGTAATCAAGTTCTGATTACCCGCCGTATCAGCAGAAGTTACCAAGTTGACGCTGATTGTAGCCGCCGCCGCGCTGTAATTGGTGGCGGTGAACTTGTCAATGATGGCAGTTACACCAGTGGCGGTGTATTGCGTGGTCTGAGTGTTTTCAGCAATCTTTGCCGGGATAAGAACTTTGACTGTGACGGCCATGTTATTTCTCCGAAATGGGCGTGGTGGTGATGATCCGCAGCAGCGTGATCGCCACAGCAATGCCGCAGCCAACAAACATTTGACCGACTGGCGTGATGGGCAGCAGGGCAACGTAGCCTTGCACGATGGACAGCACGGCCAGCAGCAGGGCGAACCAGACGGTGCGGGATTTTAGGAGTTGGAGGAGGATGGTCATGGCGGGGCTTTCAGAGGATTAGGCCGGTGGCGGTGTTGGTCATGCTGCAACTTCCATCAAAGTAATGGATGCAGCACCTCCAGAAATACAAACAAAAGCGCCACTGCCGCCTGTTTTCTTTACTTGGATTTTATAAGTCAGCGTAGAAACGCTTACTGGCGCGTCCATATATGTAGCCCCAATACCACCAATAGCTAACTCAGTGGTGACAGCGCCTGCATACCCGGCTTCTTGTTCAAATACAAGAAGTGATGTTGCGCCGCGAGTAATTTGTGCTTGCGTACTGGTGGTGGCTCCAGTAACAGCAAGGCCATTGACATTGGCAAAAACCAAAATTTTGCTTGTTTGATTTAACGGAGTAATTGTGGCAGACACTAAGTCGGCATAGCTGGTTGTCAGCGCAGTCTGTGTTGAGTAGGTAGCTGTAACTACTTGCAGTACACCGCCTGCTTTGCCTGTGCCGGGGTTTGATGCAATGCCTAATGTGTTTGCGTTGGTAAATTTATTAACGCCGGGGTAAACGCGAGACGTGGCATCACATGACCAAAATGGGCCAGCAACAGATGACGCAGTGTTACCACTAAATATTGTGACCGTGCTGTTGACCAGTTCGCCAATTGCTGTGACTGTGCCGCCACCTTGCACTTGATTGCCCCACATATTGACATTGGTAACATTCGTCAAGCGGAAACAGCGGTCAGTGGCAGTGTTGGCAACAAGATCAATCTCGTTGTCGTAAAAATTCAGCACTGCAATGGTTTCAGTAATCGGTGAGTTTGTCGTATCAACAATGGTCAATTGAGCGTTGGCCTGACCATTAAAAGTGTTGGCTTTGAACGTGAGAATGTCAAGACCTTCGTCCTTAATATAGACAACCGTGTGCGCTCCACCTGAATTACTTTCAATGACGTTGTTTTCAAACAGCACAGGCGTGATGCCGTTACCTGTACCCAAACCGTCAATGTCAAGAAAGCGCGGAGCGGGATTTTGTATCGTGCAGTTCCGAACAACGGAATAGCCAAATTCATTTCCGTCAGCGTGTAATACGCTGCGAGAAAAGCGTGTCGTACCGCTTCCAAAAACAAACGAGCAATTTTCCAGAACCATGTGCATTGCCGTAGTCAGCAAAAACACATCAGTTGCTGTAGTGTAATTTTCAAAAGCAATGTTGTAAAAGCTGTAGTAAGTGCTTTGCACATCAAACATTGCCGCTGCGCCACCATGCCACCTTAAGGTTACTGGAGGCCGAACAGAGCCTTGTTGTTGGGTTGCCGTCTCACCCAAAAATGCAATGCCTTGAGTGCCAGACCCCAAGGTAATTGTGCTTTCAATTCGGTAAATGCCCGTTGGAAAAAATAGGCTAGTTTGCGAAGCGGCTTGACAAGCCGCGATTGCCAAAACAATGGCAGCAGTGTCGTTAGTTGTGCCATTTCCCACAGCCCCAAAGTCTTTAACGCTCACACTTTCCCGCAACTTACTCTGCACCGTTGTCGCCACAGCGCCTGTGCCTGCGGGGAGGTAGCCCACCAGCGCCGAGCCGCCCGATGCGGCTAATTGTGCAAGGGTAGCAAACCCGCCAATGTTGTCTACCGTCCAGATCAGCACATTGGTGGCGCTGTACAAAGCCATCTTGTACAAGGCTGTGCCAAGCCACACAGAAGCCTCACCACGGCTGTCTAGGATAACAGGGTTAGTATTGGGTGTGCCACCGCCGTAATCTGTGTACGTTGCAAGCGGCGTGGTTGTACCGGCAGCGTAGGTGTACAACTTTCCACCGGCCAAAGGATTGCCGTTGGAATCAAAAAATTGCAGTTTTGGAGGCGTGGCAATGCTTGTCATGTGTTACCTTGGAATCAGTGTCATGGTCGGTGCCACCGTGTAAGTGACGCGCAAATAATCGTAAGGAGACAACGGGAATATACCGCCTATTGCTCCCGCCGTGTAGAAGGTTGCATTATCGCGTGAAAACGCAATTGCTGATACTGTGCCGCCGTTCACAATAACGTCAGCCGGGTAACCCAGCGTATTTTGATAAGTGTACGGTGATGCCCCTGGCGTGATGCCAGAAGGCAGTATGAACCGAGTTGGGACAACAGGCACCTCTACCCTTGCCGTGCCAATTTGTTGCGCTAGATCGTCCAGAATGGGCCTTGTTTGCTCAATTGCTGACAAAGTACGCGCTTGCAACTCCATTGCCAAAGCATCAAGCAATGGTTGTATTTGCTCTACAACCGATACCGGCTGGGAGTCTGCTGCTTGGGACAATTGCTCAATGGCGTAGTCCAGTGAGGCTATTTGCGAATTAGTGTTAATGCCGGTTGCGCTTTCGGCATCAATGGTGGCTTCTGTGTTTTTGAACAGGCTCAAAAAGAACATGTACCATTCGCGGCTCACAAACCCCGACTTGGGGTCAATAATAGCAACGCGAGGCGGTGTAATTGGTGTGCTTGCCATTACGCACTCGTCGGGCTAATAATCAATTCAGCGCCAGAAATGGCTATTTTTACCGGGTCGGTGCCGCTGATTTCATACACTCGGTCACGCAGTTTTAGCGTCATTCCAAGACGCCGCCAAAACACCCGCTGGTAAGTTTCGCCAATTTTTCCCATAGGTGCCCAATGCTCATTTGACCAAGTGTTGCCGCCATCATCAGACCAGCGCAACATTACTTGCGGGTCGGAGCCTTGAACTTCACCGTCCAAACCAACGCCAGACTCGCAATCTAGCTGCAAACCGTGATGCGTGGTGCGCTTCAGATTGTTTTTGCCTGGCTCCAGCGCCCTCCAAGAACGCAACCACTTTTGAATGGAGCCGTTGTCGGCGTACACATTCAGGTCAAAAGCGTACACGTTGCCATTCTCAAAGTCGCCAACAACAACCTCATTGTTGAACGACATTTGACAATTTGACCGATGGCGGTACTCATTGTTGTTACCGCTAGCACGTTCGTGCCAAGCTTGAGTTGCAACGTCATACACCCATGTGTATCCAGCAGACGGAAATGTCAGAACATAAAAAGAATGTCCGTCTTGTTGGTAGGTGTAGCCAATGGCATTGCTAATGTCGCCGTAAGACTGTATGCGCCACTCAACCGCATGGGTGCTAATGCGCTGACCACTGTATCCGGTTGACCGATAAACAATGCCACGCCCCCGAGCGTCCGAACCTAGCCAAAAGATACCGTTATCCATTTTGGCAATGGAATAGGGCGCTGCACAGCCAATTTCATTGAACGCACCATCAACCCGCTGCAATGGAAAGTCAGTGGCTCCAGTGTCGTACCATACTTCCACCGAATTGTTGCCAAATACCCACAATTGCCGATGGTCAACAATGATTGCAGTAATTCCGTCTGGTGAACCTTCTGCGCTTGCAAAATCAAGCGGGTCAATGGATGTTCCATCCAGCAGTTGCGTAATCCACAGTTTTTGGCTGTTTGGTTCATTGAACACAAAGTAACCATCAAGATAACCAACAGTTACCGCGCCCGGAAAATCAATGTCGGTAATTTGCCCAAACACGCCAGTGCTGGTGTTGTAAATAAACCCATCAGGGTTGCAGGCAATGAAAATCTGAGTGCCGTTGTCAGACATGCTGACCGGGCCAGAGCCGCTGACCGTGCCAAGCAAAGTGACCGTATAGCTGCTGTCAATTTTGTAAAACTCGTTGCCGCTGACAACATAGCCGTTGGTGCCATGTTGCCAAAGGCCGCGAATTGGGCCGGATCCTGCTGTTGCCAACAAACGCAAGCCAGGTGCGCGTTGCAAGAATCCAGGTTCTTTGCCTCCCTCTGAAATAATCTCAGGAAACAAATTGACCATGTTGTTGTCTGCCACGTTCACTGAACGTGCAACATAGGCCGAGCCAAGAATTGGCGTCTTCACTTAAAAATTCCCGGCAAAAATATTAAACCGTTGCCTAGTTGCAATCAACGAATACGGCATGGACATGAGGTCTTGCGGATTGTTGATGCGTTTGAGATTGCGCTTGCTGGTCATGGCAATGCGCTTGACTTGTGCGCTTGGCTCTACGCCAAACTCAGGCGCAATCTCGCAGGCCAAGTTGTAGGTAAATGCACGAAGGTAACCAGGAGGAAACGCCAAGTCGGTAGCCAAAAGCGCCGGTTGCGTCAGTTCCTCAACGCTAATGAAATGCCATTCAAGGTCACGAATTGGCACCGGGAAGACGTACATCTCAATGTCAGGGTACGTCATGTTGATCCACAGCACTTGTGGATAGGTGCTAGTCACCGTCTTTACAGCAATGCCGTCATACTGCTGCTGATTGATGAGTTTTACACCGTAGCTGACATTGGTCAGCGGATCGCGGAAATAAGTGGAATCTTCCAACATGATTGGACGATTGCCAACAAAATTACCAGTTGGGCCAAGTGTTCGGCTGATTTGTGTGGCAGGCCAAGTAAACACTTGGTCTTGCGTGGAAAAGATGGAGAGTTTTTCGGTGTTCCAGCTATCAATCATTTGATTGAGTGCCATCAACGAATCTTCAGATACAGACGCCGATGTTGTTTCGCCCTCTGCCAATACGCCAATCAAGCGCAACGCTCGATTGATTTGATCACCGGCTGTGGACATGCCTATGCTCCTAGTTCAACAACCCCAACTCGCGGCCTGCCACGGGGACGCCGCATTTCGTTTACCGTGGCAGGTGGCTCAACGTCATCCAAATCATACCTCACCCAACCGTTCTTTTCATCATAAACGGCTTCTTCTTCGGCGCAAGCCACTTTGGTGCCATGAACAGGGTGACGTAAGTAAATGACCATTTTTGTTACGCGCCGTGAAGGATTGAATAATTGATAACAACAGCTTCAGAGTATGAAGTTGCAGCAGTCAAATTTCGCAATGTAATCAAAGCAGAACCAGCAGACAAGTAAGAAACGTAAACGGCGTAAGCACCAGCAGCACTACCAGTGGTGTTGCTTCCAATGTTCAAAACAAGAGTGTCATTGGCAGAAATCAAACTGTTGGTCAAGATAAACGAAACAGCGGTGGCCCCTCCCAATGCTGCGTTGTTCATGGTAATGCGGCCAGCAGACTTGTTCAGAGTTACCCCTGTAGATTTGTCTGTTAGCTGAGTCACAGTACCTTGAGCGCCAGCGGTGTATCCGATTTCGCTAGTGCAATACACCGTTGTGCCCACAACAGTAGATGGAGTGGTTGCGCCAATAGGGCTGTTATCAACTGATCCACCAGAAATGGCTTGATCGCTGTATGCAACACCAATTGATTGAGTATTTGGCATTTTAATGTCCTTTCAAAGTAAAACCCCAGCCGCTAAGCTGGGGATTTTTGTTACATGCGATACAACTGCCAGGTGCCGACGCCGGTCTTGCGGGCCTGGAACCGGGCGCTGGTGGACAGCGCAACGGTCACAGAGCCGCCACCCGTCACGGTCCAACCAGTGTTGGTAATAACGGTCACGGCATTGGTGGCATTGACATTGATGATGGAGAACTCAAAAGCCACGTTGGGTTTTTCACCCAAAGCCTGGTATGCCGACTCCAGCGAAGCCACGGTGGGCAGCGTGAAGTTGATAGCACCACCAGGGTTGCCAATGAACATTGCAGTACCAACCAATTGAGCCGCCGTTGGTGCCGGGTCAGTGGTGAACGAAATGGGAGCAGCCTGGATGTAAAAATTGGGAGCGCTTTCGTTTCCGTCGCCAACTTGATAACCAGTTCCAGCAATAGGGAGAGCCATGATGATTTCCTTTCAAAGATGATGTTGATTGAAACCCCCAAAGGGGCATCAATTTAGCCCCAAACCCGAACGCCCATTGCAGGACGAATGGTGTTGTAGCCATACAGAACGTCAATACGGCACGGCAGGCGGTCGTTGTTAATGTCGTACTGACGAACAACGCGCAGGCTGATACCGTTGTGAACAGCGCGGGAAGCCATGTCAACACCTTGCGGCAGCAACAGGTCGGCGGTAGCAAACGTGATGGCGTCCTTGTGGTACACCAAATTCTGCGGGAAAGCCGTAGAAGCAGCACCCAAGAACGTCACAGCAGCACTGTTGGCCGGGAACGAATCCACGGTTGCCAGTGCGTTGGTTGCCGTGTAGATGGCGGGGCTAACCGACACGGTTGCAGCACCACCACCCGAAGCAGTCACAGCGGCGGTCACCACAAATTGCTGAAGCGAACCAGTGGACTCACGGGTTTGCGGGTTGACCGCAAAGCAACCGGCAACGGTAAACACTTCACCTTGAGTGATGGTGGCACTGGCACCCAAGCCGGTCAGGGCAATGGTTGTAGCACCTTGCGTGGTCACAGCAGCGGAAGTCGTGCCGTTGGTGCGAGAGCCGGTGGTGAACACTTTGACAGATTGAGACATGGAAATCTCGTCAAAGCCCAACACGCCGGTGCCCATCATGCCAGACTTGAACTGCTTGCTGATGTTGTCAGTCGGATTGAACAGACCTTTCATGCCTTCAACCAGACCAGCGTTGGCGGCGGGGTTAACCACAGCGTAGCGCGGGGACATGATTGCAGCAGACTCGTTCAGCTTTTGCTGGGCTTGCAACAAAACCAGCGAGGTGGATGGCGTAGTGCCTGGAGTGCCAACAGACTGATACATGCTCTTGTAAGCATTTGCAACGTCAGCGTCAATGCTGGAGGCCAGTTGGCTGATACGAGGCTTCAGCACACGGTCAGCAAAGTCATCTAATTGCATCGTCATCTCAGCAGTGGTGAAGTTTACGCCGATATGCTTTTGCGAGGTCACAGCCAGCGTGGTGTACTGCTCGTTGTCGTCCTGAACTTGCAGGGCGGCACCGTCAGTAACCAGCGCACGGTCAGGCAGACGAATACGCAGGGTAGTGCCAATTTTGGCACCTTCGGTAGCAAAGGAATCGTCGTATTGACGGTTCACGTTGCGGGTGATCACCAGGTTGTTCTCCAGAATTTCCAGAGCCTTCCGAGTGATCATGTCAATGGTTAAAACACTATTTGCCATGATGAAATCCTTTCAGTTAGTAGCGGTTTGCCGCCTGCATCTTTTTGATCTGCCTTGCGCGGTCTGCTTCAATCCATTCTGATGCCGTCATGTTCTTAATGGAACGTGGGTCGGTTGTATCAAATGCCGGATTATTGGCAGACCGTGCAATCACAGGTCGAATAGGCTCAGGCGCAGTCGTGGTCTTACGCGCAGGAGGATTATCAGCCAGTTTGGCTTCAATCTTCCCAATCTCTTTTACCTGCAAAAGCGGAGGCAAACCATGAATCCGAGCTGCTTCTTTGGGATTAGTGCCGAGGTAGTACGCTACATCAGGCCCAATATCCGATGACCGAATTGCGTCAGCCATAACAGTGCTGATTGGCAGGTTGGCATTTCGGACAACTTGTGAATAGTCATCGTACTTTTCCATCGCTGCGTCTTCACGCTCTGCATATGACGACTCAATAGCCTGCCATTGCTTTTGAGCTTCCTGCTGCTGTACCAGCTTTTGAGCCTCTTGGCGAATAAAATTCGCGTAGTCTTGAGGACTTTGAAACTGGTCAACAGTAGGAATCTCAGTCGGCACTGGCGGCTGAACTTCAGCCATCCTAACTTGCTGCTCTCGTTCCCATTTGCGCTGCTCTCTTGCGAGGCGCTTACCAATAGCCGCATCCAATTCTTCTTGTGTGAAGGTCTTAGACGCCTCTACGGGCAATTCCGGCGTTTCAACTACAGGTTCTGGAATTGCCGCCGTGGCTTCCAGTTCCGGCGCGGGAGATGATTCCGCTACTACTTCTTCTGACATTTGTGAATCCTAAGATTCCCTGGTTAACCGAACCAGTACGGGTGTTTATAACACAAAATCATTATGCAGCGGTAAATCCTTGCAAATTGACATATACGGCACCGGCACCCGATGCTGTCAAGGTCACAACCTCAAGCAAAGTCGCTGCCGTACCGCGCAAAGGCACGGCAAAATCAAATTGTGCCGAAGCCAAACCGCCAGTAGGAATTTTGATACGCCAAAGTACCGTACCAGCCGCACCGTCACGAATTGCCAATTCAGTTGCCGTGGTAAGCGTTTCAGCCATAATCTGAATGTTGGTAATGTAGTTGCGGACACCGGCAGCAGCGGCTGCTTTGACAGTCACAGCCGTGGTGGTATTCAAAATACCACCAGCAGCGGCAGCATACGACCAAGCCAGATCAGGAACGGCATATGGAAAAGTCACCACTGCTGCGCCTGAAGTCATGGTGGCTCGGGCAGCATCACCGGCAACAAGAGTAGTTGGCGTCACAGCGGTACGAACAACGCCACCAACAATCAATGGGCTGGCTGTAGTGGCGGCATCTTCAGCAGCATTACCGCCAGTAATAACTGCCGTAGTAACGGTAACAGAAGTGGGGCCGGAAGGATAAATGTTCATTTGTAGTATCCAATGTTGATGGTTGCAGTGGCCGCTTGCTGAATAAACCGCAAACGATTCAGATCGCCGTCATACACAAAAACAGTACCCACGGCAATGGGCATACCCACCGATGCGGTTGGGGCTGTGCCATCATCGCGCCAACGAATACCTGCACCTTCGCAAATAATGACTGCCTGAATGGGCTTGGCAGCAAGTCCGGTTACCGGGTCAACAGAAGGAACGGTCAAACCCGTAGAAGCAGCAGCACCAACAATTTGTTGATACCCCATGCAGGATGTAATGTCTTTAATCATGCCAAAAACCTCAGTTTATACAGAGTTGAAAGATATTGACCAGCAATTTCGTCAATGATGTTTTGCAAAGGCGTGTCGTTTTTTTCACACACTTTGTATCGCATATCCTCAATTTCCTTCAAGGATTCTTCAAGAAACTCAACAATGTTGCCTGTTTTTTTGGCAGACATCAAAGTAATTGGGCCAATTAAACCATGTCGGCCTTGATAGGCTTCAGAGAATTTGTCAGCCAGTTCAACGATATTGTCGTAGAACTCATTGAGGGCCATGTGTTTGGCAAAGCTGCGGGTATTGAGATGCACCGAATGGGCAACATCTCGCGCCAAAAACAGCGTTCCTACAAAGTCAGCACAAATCATGTCAATGGCCCTTCCATACCCTGATTATCGGGCATTTGTTGCATATCAGGCATATTTCGTTGTTCCATTGGCTGCACCAAGTCACCAATGGTCATAACATCCCGCATGGTTTGCATCACAATTTCTTGAACTTGCTCCGGCCCCATACCAGCAGCTACCGCAGACAGGCGTTTGGTTTCAGCATCATAGGCTTTGATGTCGGCATCTGTCTGAACCTTGTATTCGTCAATCTCCAACTTACGGGCTTCCATTGAATTTTGCACATTCTGCAACATACCCGACATTTGCTGCATTTCCTGCATCAAACCTTGAATTTGTTGTTGTGCAGCCGCCAAAGCCGGGTCTTCCTCGGCATCACCCATGATCTTGGGGTCAATGGTCTTGGCAAGCCGCTTTGCCATTTCTTGGGCACCAGGCCAATCCATGTTCTTGACAAACAAGTCACCAGCCACCGACCACAATTCAGGATTGCCCTGCAACAGCGTACTCATGGAATCCAGCGACTCCATACGTTTGGTTGCATAACCTGGCCCCGTCACCACCCGAACGTCATACTTGCCAACACCAGGATTGAAAATCTTTTCAATCACAATGCCCTGCTCATTGACAATTTTCTTGACCGGCTCCGGCTGCTGAGGATTGATTTTGATATGGCTGGACTCGCCATCTTCACCAATTACCCGCGCAATGCGCTGCGTGTCGTAAATCTTGGGGATAAGGTCAACAATCTGCCGGGTTGAGTACCGCACAGCCCGAGCCAAGTTATCCACAAAGTGATAAGTGCCGGTGTCGCCCTCTTTTTGACGCGCCAAAATTGCACGACCAGAACGCTCATTGCCTTCCAGCCCCAAGGAAGCGTTGTATTGCCCCGTGGTGCCTTTAATGTCTTCAGCAGCACCCATCTTGGCCTGTAGCAGTCCGCTGGACGCCATAGGCGGTTGTGCGCGTTGTGGCAAGGGCAGAATATTTCCAGCACCATCCGTCACATCCGGGTTGACCTCAAGGTACGGCCAGTTTTGGGTATTGGCTGTTTTCCATTGCGCCTCGTAGCCTTCAAACTGCCCACCGTAGCCAATGAACGGCGCTTTTGGAGCAAGGGCCAGCATTTCAGCCTCTTGACTTACCCAATAGTTGTACATCCGCTGGGCGTCTTTGGCATTTCGCACCAAGCCACTGACGTAAATGCGCCCGTCAACCTCAAACTCATTGCCAATGACCCGAATCACCGGAATGTACTTACCAGCCCAATCCCGGCGCTCCAGCACTTCGTAGCCATTGGTCTTGACCCATTTGACCTTGCGCCGGTCAGATGAACGTGAGCGCATAGGCTTGCCGTACATGGCCCGTAATTGCTTGTCCTCCGGCGTACCGTCAAATGCCGTAACACCGCCAGGATACATATTGAGCGTACCCCTGTCATAGTCCACATAGTAATACTCAGCAATCCGCACCGTCTCGGAATTGAGCCATTGGCTCAAAGACTGGTCGCCAACACCCAGCGACTGCAAGGTATTTGTGGGGGATGCATCCGGGTACAGCCGGTGGTATTCCTCTTTGGACAAGTCCTCAGTGATAAAGCACCACCGAGCATCTGCACCGCACGGGTCTTGAATCAGTGGATCCATGTAAACGCTAAAACTGTTGCGAATACGCCCCAGTTTGATGTCCTGATCAAACGTATTGTCATCGCAATACTCAGTCAGAATGCGCCAATAGCCTTCGCCATAGGACACCTGATTCTCGCAGGCCGTGTCGTAGGCCACATCAGCATCCGACATATATTCAATATGCCGCACCATGCCATCAAATACCTCGGCCACCTCAATGTCGGCATTGTCATCCACCGGGATAACCTTGCCGCTGGGCCGGTTCTGGCGTTGGTCGTTGGTAACTTGTCGAACGTGCTGGGGCAGCTTGTTGATAGTCAGGCAAGGCCGGGAATTGATAGACTGCCCTTGCACCGCACCCCGAGTCGCCAGCACGTCAGCAGGCCATTGCCACTGATTGTCAGGTGACGCCGCATAAAAGCGCAGATCGTCAATCTCATCTTCCCGGCTTTCGGAATACGCCGAAATAGCTGTGTTCATACGCTCACGCAGCGTAGACAACAAGTCAGAATCGTCGCTTGTTTTGGATGCCTTCTTGTCAGCACCCACATTAGCCACCGATGCAACAGCAGAGTAGTCGCTCATTTTTGACTTTTTGGTAATTGTATGTTTACGGGACGAGAAGTTTTTGGAGCGTATTTAATCATCATCATATCAAGAAAATCCACAGGCCCATTTGACTTTTTCCACAAATCGTAAGCATTGGCCTCATCAAGGTTAAAACCTTTCATTTGGTAAAAATCTCTAGCGTCAAAATTGTAAGTGTCAGACACTTTTGCCCCTTCCGGAGTTTCATTGACATTAAACGAACCCAACGTAGTTTTCATTCGGTACGCTGGATCAGTATAAGATTTTTTGATGGCGTTAATCCAAGAATCAAAAGTAGGTGCAGCCAAAGCATCTGGGTAATCATTGTAAGACACAGATGTTTTGTTTTTGGTTTTGTCAAAAGATTCTAATTTGTTAACTGTACGCTTGATGTACTCTGAATACGGGATTGGTAAAGATACAAATTGACCCGGCTTGTTGCTTGGTGCTAACTCTATTTCAGGTTTTTTGTTGTAGTCTGCTTCTGATATAGCTAACTGATTTGCAATTTCTTGTCTCCAAGTTTTGTTTCTGTTGCGTGTGGTTTCGTACACATTTTGCAAAATAGCCAATTCATCAGGAGAAAAATTAGCTTCTGTTATTGGTGATGTATCTCCTCGCACGGTGTCAATCAACGTCCGAGCATTTACTGGAACAACTTGTTTGTAAAGTTGATTCAGAATGTTAGTCTCTGGCGATAATGCGTTTACCGGCATTATTTTTTGCCTTTTGGCGCAGGTTTAGCCGCCTCACGCTTTACCGCATAAGCAATCGCCACCGCCTGCTTGACCGGCTTTCCAGCCGATACCTCAGCTTTGACATTTGCACGGAAAGCTTTGGGCGAAGATGATTTAACGAGTGGCATCACTTACCCTTCTTAGCCGTCTTGGCCGAATCTTTGAAGTCCTTGGCGGTGGGTGCGTTTTTGCTGCCAACTTTGTTCATCTTCTCGCCAGAGCCAGCTTTGATGCGCTCCTGTTTTGCGTGAATTGCAGCGTATAGCCCAGGTTTTGTAGCCATGATTAAATCCTTATCAAGAACCCATCCAGCCCGACGATACCATATTTTGCCCCCGTGCGACAAGCACCCTTGGCTTTTCATTGTATTCCCGATGCGCCACCGGAAAGGCAAACGTCACACAAATAGCATCCGCAGCATCCGGTGACGCCAGCCCACGCGCCTTCATTTCCTTCTTGGACTCCAAGAATATCGTGCCCCGACTATCCGGCTTCATCAAAGGACTAATCAGGTCAGTTTTGAGAAATCGGTCACTTGGAATGCTGGCCGTCTTCAACCAATCCTTCATCTCCCCCCACATCTCAGCCCGTTTGTTGCCATACATGATAGGGTTCTTTGATTTGTTTCCAAAGTTCACCCCTTTGATTTTATACCGCTGCTCCTTCAACCTATCCACAATCCCCGCCCCCAGCCCACCCTCATCAATTACCACCAGCGCAGGCTTGTACTCTTCAATCGCCTCAATCACATGACCCACCACCGTCATGGTGTCGTCCCCCCGGTACTTCTTGATCGCCACAATATCGCGCCCCTGCCGCACCGCAATCACCGTAGCATCAGCCCCAAACCGCGCCGGGTCAACCCCAATAATAATTGGGGCAGAATTGTCCTTGTACTTAGGCCGCGCCATCGCTTCATCCACAATGCTCGACGGAATAAACTGGTCATCCCCCGCATTCGGGAACTCACCATACACCTCAACGTGCGCCTGAGCACTGTCCGGCCCGTATTCCGCAATGATTCGCTCATACACCGCCTTGTCCGTCCCCTCCACCGTCCGCGCATCCACCACCTTCGTCTTCCAAAAGTCCCTTTTAGAATTGAAGCACTCATAAAAGTACCCCGTATTGCGCCGAGGGTTAGAAAACGCCAGCCAAAAACGATTCGGCGTGTTCTCCGTGAAAAATCCACCAGTGACCGACCAAATTGGGTCAGCAATACCTGACGCCTCGTCAAAAATCACCAGCACACCGTCAAAATTGTGCACCCCAGCATAAGCATCCGGGTTTTCCTCACTCCAAAGCCGACCTTCCACCGCCCAATAGCGCGTACCCTTCTTCAAATCCTGCTCCACCAGGTCAGTCAACCACTTTGCCGGTGCCACTTTGGTTGCACTTACCTCAAACCAGTGCGAATTCAACCCCATTGCCAGCCATTTTGTAATCTCAGCCCAAGTAATCGAGCGCAACTGGTTCTCAGAGTTAGCCGAAATGATGGTTGTTGAGCCAATACGAGTTGACACCATCCAAATAGTCAACCATGACACCAATGCCGACTTACCAATGCCCCGACCAGAAGATATTGCCTCTTGCAATACCTTATACATTATCTCTTCGTTGGACTTGATAATAGTATTGTCTGAGTTTGCACCGTTGAAAGTATCTTTGAGTTTATTATTTGCAGCAATATGGTCAGTAATATCTTGCAATACTTCACGTTGCCATTTACGTGGGCCAGAAAAATGTTCAAGCGGAGTACCCTTAACTCCCCAAGGAAATAGATACTTAACAAACGCCAGTGGATTATCTTTTAATGTCGGACTCCATAGTATTGACATTAACTGCTGTTCATCTTCTGGTTTGTATATTGTGGTTTGCAT